CCGCATTTTGTTAAGTGAATTCCTCCCCAAAACTGCAGTGATTTACTTTGACGGGAAAGGACAGCAACTTAAAAAATATTTATTATAACTGCGAGTAGTTAAAATAACTAATTTTATGGCATAAAGCGTCACCCGTATATGCCGACATCAGTAGAATCTCAATCACTTGCATCGAGGGTTCTGAAAACCGAACTCGTCCAGTGGAAAACCTTCATTTACATCCAGCAAGATGAGTTCAAAGAGCTGCCTCGGGAAGCCGCCGCAAAGCTGAAAGCATCAATACTCGCAAACCAGTTCACGCAGCCCTTTTACGTATGGCAGGACGAGAAATCGGGTGCCATTTACTGCCTGGATGGTCGGCATCGGACGCTGATGCTTCAGGAACTGATCAACGAAGGGCACAAGGTTCCCGATAAATTACGGGCCGCTGTGCCGGTTTGAAACACAATTATTAACTTTCCTGCTTCAATCGACGCAGGATGCAAAAGGACACAGAGGTGAAAAAGATTATCACGTATCTGGAAGGTAAAATCTCGAGCATTCGGGAAAAGCTGAAACAGTATGATACCCCGATGATGCAGGAGATGGCAAAGAACAGCCCGCACCTCCAGATGGAGTACACCCGTCTGACTGTTGAGTTACAGGCAAACGAGGATAATCTGCTGGCCATCCGGACTTTTACTTCCGAGCCAGCTGATCCCAAGCCCGTCCGCAAGAATGCGAATGGAAAAAAAGAAAAGAGCGCCGAGGGTTGATGCGGTCGAAATGGAGAAGCGGATCCGCATCGTACAGGAGTGGATCATCGATGACTGGCCCTACACGGATATCGTTCAGCAGATCATGACCAAATGGGACATGAGCGAACGCCAGGCAAAGCGTTATATCTCCGACGCTAAATCCCGATGGGTGGCCGATGAGTCTGAAAAGACCGAACGTGCCAGAGCCATGAAGATCCACAGCCTGAAAAAGCTGAAGCGATCGCTACAGGAAAAATACAAAGGGACCCCCCAAGGAATTACTGCCGTTCTGAACGTAGAAAAAGAGATCATCAAACTGCAGGGTCTCGAACCTCCCAAGGAAATTAAAGTTGACGCCACATTTACCGACCTCAGTAAGATGCCGGTTGAATTCTCATGAGTAAAGTCGTTGTAAATACGCCTATCCCGCAATTCAAAATCTTATATGACCTCCCGCCAGGTACCGATATCGTTGTGGTGATCGGCGGACGGGGCGGAGCAAAATCTTATGAAGTCAGCAAGTTTGCCGCCTACTCAGCAACCATAAAGAGAAAGCGTACGGTGATCCTTCGGGATGAGAAAGAAAAAATCAGGGAGTCAATTCTGCAGGAAGTGTTCAACCGTTACGATACGGCCAATAAATACGGCCACCTAAACCCTCACTTTGACAAACTCGAGACAGGTATCCGTGACCGCAGCTCCGGGGACATGGCCATTTTTCCGGGCCTCATCGAAAGAAAAGAAGTCGAACCTGAAAGGGGTATCCTCGATTGATATCGCGATTGTCGAAGAGGCAGAGGATATCCGGTCAAAGGATAAGTTTAATACGTTCCGGGACTCGATCAGGAAGAAGGGTAGTGTGGTTATTGTCATGCTGAATACCCCGGATGTAAACCACTGGATCGTAAAGACATTTTTTGACCTCGATCCGGTAATGAATGAGGACGGAACCGGGTCCGGTTATTTCCGGCTGATCCCGAAGAAGATACCTGGGTTCATTGCCATCCAAACAAACTTTGAGGACAACGAGTTCCTATCCGAGGAGATAGTACGACGGTACCGCGCATACGGGGACCCGACATCACCAGAGTATGACCTGCATTATTACTATACCGCCATCCTCGGTTACGCTTCCAGTGGCCGCAAGGGTCAAATCCTGACCAAGGTCAAACGGATCAGTCTGGCCGACTATCTGGATCTCCCTTATACTGAAATGTACGGACTCGACTTTGGTACATCATCACCGGCCGGTCTGATCGGGTTTAAGATCCACCGGAACGCCAGCTGGTCACGACAGCTGAATTACTTGCCCAAGGATACGCTGGGTATTGGCATCATGCTTTGTGAACTTGGATTCACCCAAAAGGAACTGATCATAGCGGATAGCGCGGTTCCGCTTGATATATCTAAACTCAGAAGAGGGTGGGAGGCCACCGAGTTGAGCCATGAACAGATAGAGAAGTACCCTCAACTGCTCAAAGGCTTCAATGTCCTTTCTGCGATAAAGGGGCCTGGGTCTATTGAGTCTGGTCTTCGGCTGATGAAAGGCATGGAGCTATTCGCTGTTGATACCAGTCACGATCTGTGGAATGAGATCCAAAACTATATATACGCGGTGGATAGAAATGAGAATCCAACCGAGCAGCCTGCAGACGAATACAACCACCTGATCGACCCTTGGCGGTACGGCATTACCGGCCGGGGCCGTTTGTACTGACAATAGTTATTTTAACCAGTTAGCCATGAATGACGATAAATTCCACATCGTAACCGCCGAAACAAAGGCCAGGCTGAGTGTCTATACGGGTATGGGCAAGATCCACACCGTCTTTATCGGCACGACCAGCTGTCCGCATATTTTCCCTTTCATGTCACCTGATCAGCCAATTTACATGCTAGACTGTTCCCAACACTACACCATTGGAGAGCTGAAACAGATACTGTACAACTGAATAAAAAAAAGCCCGGTGAATGACCGGGCTCTCCTTTGTTTGGCTTCAAAAACGGTTACTATTTCTTCATGAGAGAAAGTATTTAGGACCCCAATATTAACATTCTTAACTGAACTGTTAAAAAGAAAATAGTTAAAATAACTATTTCGATATTAAAAAAAATATAGTTTTACGCCAACCCCAAACATATATGATGCAACAATTCATCATTTCGCTCCTTTGGCTGGCCGGTTTTGGCCTGTCATATTGGATGCTGAAAGCTGAACATGAAGCGGATAACGAAGAATGGACCAACGGTGCAAAGGCAGTGCAGGTGCTTCTTTCCGTCTTCTCCTTCCTGATGGTGCTGATCCTTCTCGCTAAAGGGTGGGCCAACTCAGTGGAAGGCTACTGGAACAAGAAAATAAAAACCCCCGCCGGTGGGACACCGGACCCAAAAAAGGCTGAATGAAGACCGGAAATAAAAGCACTCTATCCCTGGTAACTAAAAGCCTGACAGTGGCTCCCCCTCAACTCATTGGGGCTGACTACGGAACCCGTGGAGGGGAGTTCTGGTCAATAAATGGTCCCGGCGGTTACGATTACAAATTCAGCTATACCGGTCACACATCTGCAGTAAAGGCTTTTGAACAGTGTGCACCGCTTGCCTCTATTATCGGGAAGAAAGCACAGGCCTTTATAAACGGCAAGGTTTTCATTCTGAATAAGAAGGGAAAGGCAAAGGAAAAGGAATCCACAAGCCCGGTAGCGGCCAAAATCAGGAACCTTCTGTCAAACCCCAATCCGCTCCAGTCAGAGAAGGAGTTCAGGGCTCAGCAGTATATCTATCAGCAGCTATTTGGCTACTGCCTGATGATGGTTAATAAGCCGGTAGGCTACCCGAACTATGAAGCAACGCAGTTGTGGAATCTTCCGGCTAATATGCTGGATATCGAGGAGACAAAGAAGAACTGGACCCTTGCCCAATCGAATGGCGATGTTATCAAAAGCATCGTGATCCGGTTCGGTGAAGAAAAAGCGACGATTCCGGTTGATCAGATCTATATCATTAAAGACTTCGTTCCCTCTTTCAATTCAGCGGTTTTCCCTGAATCACGGATAAAGGCTATCGAAATGCCGGTAAATAATATCATCGGAGCTTATGAGTCCCGCAACGTACTGATCAACTACCGGGGTGCACTCGGTATTATCTCCTCAGATGGTAAAGACCCGGGTGGTTTTCTCCCGATTAAAGAGGATGAAAAAATCGCCTTACAGAACGATTTCCGTCGCTATGGGCTTAGTAAATCCCAGTGGCAGTTCATCATCACGTCGGCTTCCATAAAGTGGACCCAGATGGGTATCCCGACTAAAGACCTTTTGCTGTTTGAAGAAATCGATGATGATATTCAGCGCATCTGTGATCAGTATGGGTATCAGTACGAGCTCATGGCCTCAACTAAAGGGGTAACATTCGCCAATAAAGAACAGGCGAAAAAGATCTTTTACCAGGATACGATCATCCCGGAAGCGGAGAACATAACCGAGCAGTGGGAGCGGTTCTTTGATCTGTACAAATTCGATCTGGACATGGAGATCGACTTTTCCCATGTCCCGGCCCTTCAGGATGATCAGCAGAAGATGGCCCAGGCGAGATATACACGAAACCAAGCCCTGCAGATTGAATTTCTCCATAACCTGATAACAATGGACGACTGGAGGATCGCGAATGCACAGGATCCGATCGGTGGCGAGTTCGGAGGAAAGTATTATTACGAACTACTGGCCATGGGCTGGAAGTTTGGTAGTACAGGTGCTACACCTCCCCAGCAGCAACAGCAGGATCCAAATAACACTGACCAAAATCAACAAACTAACAACAACCAGCAATGAAATTCATACCCATCATATTAATCATTGGTACGATCATCTTACTGCTGCGGGTATTCCGGCCGCAGATCACCCGTTTCCTGACCAGGTTACAGGTCAAGATCCGCATGCAGTCGCTCCGGGCAGCCATCAATGACGCCGATGAGAATAAGAGCAAGACTGGCCGGAAGAATATTGTGGTTCCCACTCATGACGGGTTTTTTGAGCCTGTTCAGAAACGGAAGATGAAAGCCGCCTCACAGGTGAGTAAGAACAAGAACAATGCGAAGCACACGCCCGCCTGAAGTTTATGAAGAAGAAGGAGCGCCTGTTTGCGCCGGAGCGGATCAAGGAGATCGAGGATAAATCACTGTACGCAACGAACTGATGTATATGAGCAAAGAGCTGCAAGCATGGGAAAAGCAATCTGAAGCCTGGGTAAAAGGGCAAAAGAACAGCATAAAAGAAAGTGAATTCCTGATAGGGACACTTGATCAGCACATCAAGATACTTCAGGAACAAAAACGGCTTGAGATTCAACAATTGAAGCTGAAAAAGAAAACCCTTTCCGAGAGCCTCAAATTGTTTAAAAAAGCAACAGTATGAGCAAAGACGTAAAACAACCTGATCCAAAAGACATTGAAGACGCCAAAGCCATAAAGGATGCGGTGGTTAAAACAAATCAAATCGTTAAGAAATGACACAGCCTACTGTGAAATTCGCCGGGGTACACGTACCCGCTCACCTGAAAGGGGATGATCTACTGAAGTGGATGAAGGATAACCTTGCCCTGCTTATCGCCGAAAAGAAAGCGGCGACAAAGGAAGCGGACCCGATCACCCTTTCAGTTAATATCAACTCCCGCCTGGCAGTTGATAAAGACGGCCAACTCACAAAGGCTGCTGAAAATGTGGCTATTGATCTCGGTAAGGCTGACACAGTCTTGAACGTGATCAATACTACGAACATCATGGACAGCCACATGGATGTTCATATACCCGGTATCTGGAAGAAGAGCCTAAAGGAAAATAAGTATTTCCTGCACCTGCAGGAGCACACCATGGCCTTTGACCATATCATCAGCGATGAGGCCAAGGCCTATACTGAAAAGATCGCCTGGAAGGATCTCGGTTACGATGCGATCGGGACTACTGAGGCCCTGATTTTCGCCACGCCATTCACCGGCCGGAACGAGTACATGGAAGGCCAATACAGGAAAGGGTGGGTAAAGAATCACTCAGTCGGTATGCGGTACGTGACAATCAAGTTCTGTGTGAACCGGCCTGATGATGATTACTACAAAGAGGAATACGCCAACTGGCAGAACTATATCGACCAAGTTATCAACAGGGATGAAGCAGAGGCGAGAGGTATGTTCTGGGCCGTCCTCGAGGCAAAGATCGTTGAAGGATCCGCTGTTGTTAAAGGGTCAAACACAATTACACCATCACTTGGTTTCAAATCAGCCGAGCCGCCAGCGAGCACTCAGCAGAATGCGCCGGTTACGACCACGCAGGTAAAGGAGGAGAACGAAAGTGTCAGTGATACAAAAACGGAAGTCGACTGGGAGAAAGTCGCAAAAGCAATTATTAATTAAAAAAACAGTTTTCTCATGAACAAGATTTTCAAAAACAAGTATGTGCTCGCTGCTATCGGTTTTATGGTAGTGGCCGCCCTGTTTCTTATGGGTAAGCACGAAGAGGCCGGTACTTCTCTGGCCACCGTAGGTTTAGTCGGTCAAGTTGAACTGACAGCCGCAGAAAAAGAAGGAATGAACGAAGCCGAGCAGAAGATGCTCCTGGCCGTTAAGAAAATGGTCGCCCAGACTCAGGCTAAAATGGCCGAAGGTTTACTCAGCAAGGAAGAAGTAGGGCAGCTGATCACCGGGGTCAAGGATTCCCTTACCAATACCGAGATCAAAGCCCTCCGCGATGAACTGACCGCACTGGATACCGCCGCGAAAGCACAGGGTACCTCTATGCAGCAGGTTCTTGCTAAGCTGAACAGCTCTGAAATCGGATCAAAATCCATCAGCCAGGTGCTGAAAGAGAACGAGGATCAACTGAAGCAGGTGTTTAAAAACGGTATTGGTACAGTTGATTTCCTGATTCAGGTAAATGCCAAAGGTGAATTCGTTGCTACTCCTTACGATCGTACCTCTAAAGCTGCCGGTCCTCATGGATCAGCTGCTGATATCGGCGGTGCTGGTAACACATCATCTATCGCTCAATCCCTTAACGCTGCAACCCTGCTCCGTCTGGGTGGTAACGCTCCGATCATCAGCCAGTACCGTAATAATCCCTGGGTTTTTGATCTGTGTAACCTGGTGAACGCCTCTATGGATCAGCAGTTTGCTCTGTGGTATGATGAAGACGTTAAACAAGGAGCTTCTGCAACTGTTGCTGAAGGTGCTGCAAAACCGCTTAGCCAGTATGCTTATACACTGAAATCTTCTCAGTATAAGAAAGAAGCTACCCTGCTAACTTTCACTGATGAGTTTAATCTGGACTTCGCCCGTCTGCAGGCTGATATCCTTGGTAAGGGCCGCGAGGATCTGATCAACCGGATCAACACCGCTGTTCTGGCAAACATCATCAGTGCTGCCACCGCTTACAATACCGGTACAGCCTATAAAAACGGTGCAGCCATTTCTGGTACCAATTACAATGACTACATCACTATCGATGCCGCAGCTGCCCAGGTTGACAATGCGACTTTCGGTGCAGTGACAAATGCCGCTGTAATGAGCACATATAAGAAACACCGCATCGGTGTAACTATGGATGCTCAGGGTGGTTTTCTGCAACCACCGGCTTCTCTGGCTAATGTTGCTATGGTAGGTAACCCCGCAATGGCTACTGATGATCTGCTGGTTGGTGACTTCAAGCAGTACAACATCCTGCTCCGTGGTGGTATGATCATGAAGGTTGGTTACAATGGTACCGACTTTGCGAACAATCAGTTCTCAGTAGTACTTGAGCAGTTCTACTTTGACTATATCAGCACCATTCGCGCGAAAGCGATCGTGAAGGGTCAGACATTCGCTACCATCAAAACCGCCATCACTACCTAATAGTGATACGGGTAACCATTATTTTCTAACCGTAATTTTTTTTTATGCAATCAACAGTAGGAACCGTAACAGTCGCCCAAATCTCCACACCTGGCGCACCGGGCTTTAAAAACCCGAATGACGTTCAGTTTAAAGTGGAATACGCCAAAGACTTCAAGGGAGAAAAAACGCTCCCGGAAGGTGAGACAATCACCGCATCAAAGGAATCTGCCGAACACTTCGCCTCTCTCGGGATGGGAAGTATCGTAACAGAAACCGAAGCTGCGGCCCAAATCTCCACACCTAGCGCTGAGCAGGCTGTTACAGAAGAATTCGCTGAGGGTGGTGGTAAAAAAGGAAAAGGTAAAGGCAAATAATGGCAAACCTGATCGACATATCATTCTTTTTTGGCGAGCTGAATATCGCTCAAAAAACAGATGCAGCCGGCAGTCTGGGGCTTTTCATATAAGACATGGAGCCCCGACTGCTGACTGATCTGCTCGGGTATGAGCTGTGGAAAGCCTTCATGACCGGTATTGCGGAACCATCCGTTGCCGACAAATGGAGGTGGTTGCTGTTTGGTAAAGAGTATACAAAGCGAAACGGTATTCTCGCCACATGGCGGGGCCTGATCAGCAATGCTACCGGAATCAATGTTTCAGCGATTCCCGGCCAGCTGAAGGATCTGGATCCAATCTACTTTAAGATTGGCGACGGAGGATCCTTAACCCCTGCACCTGGTACCGGCAGATACAGCAATCCGTTGCTGGAAAACCTGCCTATCAACCAGATCAGGGTTCACAGGAACGACTTCGGTTTCCTCCGGCCGACTGATCATTTTGTAAAGAATACCGGAGATGCATTCTTTGACCTGATTTCACCTGATGTGTTTGGGACCACTGAGGAGTTCACGATCTTTTTGAAGGTCGCTGACCTCGGTATCAACCTGACCAACAGTTCAGTTTCAGGAACAAAGAAGTCTTCTCTTATCGCCAATTATGTCTACTGGCATTGGATGGCTGACCAAGCCACTGTAACTACCGGCACCGGTGAAAAGGTGTCTGCAGCTGCTAATGGCGAAACAGTATCGCCCGCCCGGAAAATGGTCCGCGCGTGGAATCAAATGGTTGATTGGAATAGAGAACTGGCCGAATACCTGCTTTCAAATCCAACTGACTACCCTGAGTTTCAGGACCATTATGCCAGAATTCCGCTTGACCTGCTGAAATATCAGAACACGGTTGGAATATGACCGACACTCAATTCATATTGACAGATGAACTGGAAACTGTGGTCGCCGCTGTTAAGGCCGCACTCGGTTTATCGGTTCTGAATTATCAGTATGGAGAAGTGGAGGAACTGAACGAGACACTCAAGCAGTGGGAAGCAGATCCGGCGAAGTTCGCCTTAAAGTTCCCGCTCATCTGGGTGGCTGAGCCTTACCAGGTAAAGCGTGGCGATCCGGCAATCTTCGGTACAGCTGAAGTGAATGTGTTTGTGATCAATTCAACCCAAAAGACATGGAAGGCAAAGGAAAGAATGGAGAACAATTTTAAACCGGTTATTCTTCCCATTTACCGGGAGTTTATCAAGCAAATTGAGGTATCCACGGCTTTTGACCACCATTTCGGACGGGTTCCCGAGCACACCACAGTCAACAGGTATTACCTCGGCGAGAACCGGCAATCCACTTTGAATGATGTAGTCGATGCGATGAAGATCAGCGGACTCAAACTCCGCATTTCCGAAAAATTCAATTGTTCACCATTCACAAATATGTAAAATGGCAGATATTCTTAATATTCCCAATTGCGGCGGTACTACCGGTACATTTAACTCCGGTATTCCGCTGTGTGACGTGTTGCGCAAGCAGCCGTTAGGCCTTATTGGTCTGGACGCTGGTGTTGGCTTTACAGCCGGCCAGCGTGCAAGCCTTACCGCTTTCCTGACAGAGCTCAGAGTTAAAGTGAGGGCCGCCCGTGGTTCCCGCGCCTACCCCATGTGGGCATTGACCAACTACGAAGACAAAACCAAAGAGCCTACAAAGGCTGCCCTTGGTAACCTTACTAACGGGGAGATCACCACGGCTGATGGTATCCCGGCTTTCGGATTCCAGCACCGCGTCGGTGAACTGTTCCACAAGAAATTGATGGAAGCACAGTCTGCAGGTCTTACCTGGTTGATTGTCGACAGTAACTATGTGGTGTATGGTACACTCGATGGCACCCTGTTCCGTGGTTTCACTCTGTCTGAGTTCTATGTAGGTGCTCCAAAATTCGGTAATCAGGGTCAGGCTTCGGTTTATCCGTTTGATATGACACTGGCCAGCATGACCGAGTTCAAAGAGAACCTGGGTATCATTCAGGCTTCATCCGCGATCGCCGGTATCACTGGTATCCGCGATGTGGCATTGTCTGTTCATACAGCTCTGGCTGCAAACGTTATCAAGGTGGCTCTTACGGCAATTGGAGGTACCAATATCGCTAAGCTGTTTGCAACTGAACTGGTACAGGCAGGTGCCTTTACGCTGGTTAAGGATGCCGATGGTTCAACTGGAACCGTTACAGCAACCTATGACAGCGTAAACGAGGTGATGAGCCTTACGCTCGGTGGCACTCCGTGGTCTTCTGCAACTACAGGTCAGACATTCAAACTGAACCTGGCGGCATCATCTGTACTGGCCGGCCTCGCATCCCCGATCGATGGCTACGAAAGCACCGGTGCGCTGACCGTAACTAAATAGTAATAGGTGATGAACAGACAGACGTTGATAATTGATAATACTGGCTTTGATGTACTGGCCATGGCCGAAATGACGGAGGCGGAGTTCGTTGAACTGTTTCTCCCCAATGATGCCATCGCCCGGCATAAGACCGAAGAGCAGCGGGTAAAGTATCTGAAGGATTGCCATGCGGCGATTCTGAAAGCAGCTGCCCCGCCTGCTCCGGCAAAGCCAAAAAGAGCTTCCGCAGGGAAGTGATGAAGGGTTAATGGGTAACGAAAAGCCGCTGCGAGAGTGGCGGCTTTTTTAAAATAATTCAGATGCCGGTAACTGTCCAGGATGTGCTTGATCGGGTAAATGTCTTTGATCTCGGATTCGAGGTTGAAGAAGCATTTAACGAGACCGACAAGGACTTCACCGATAAGCAGAGGGAACAGCTCTTTTCCGGAATTGACTCGGATGGCGAACCGATTACCCCTGAGTATTCACCCCGGACTGTGGCCATCAAGAGAAAGAAAGGGCAACCGACCGACCGGGTTACCCTTCGCGATACCGGTGACTTCTATGCCGGCATTTTCCTGGAACCACGGGAAGATATATACGTGGTGGATTCGGCCGATGAAAAGACCGGTGCGCTGATTAA